ACCATAGTCCCGTTCGTTCTTGACTTCAAGTTCGTTCAGGACAAGCGTTGACCTTCTAACTCTCTCCCTCACCATACTAGCGAAGCTTGTTTGGTCCTTGGAATTTTGCAGCAGGCCCAAATTTATGGCTAAGGGTTTAAACATCAAGGGGTTAGCTTCAGGAGACTTCTCCTGCATTAGCCGTCGCATAGCCCTTCTTTGTTTGTCACCCAGCCAATAACCTTTTGGAGCCATGCTTTCGATCACAGCGTCAGCGTCCATTCGCCACATGTACTCATCTGGAGCCTGGTGTGAATATCCGTAACGATCAGACCAAAGTTCACGGGAGAACCTCTCCCGTATTTTGCTGGTCACATCTTCCAGATAATCAGCTTGGATAGCTCTAATGTTGCTTGTGGGTACACTTACTGGCAATACTTCCGCTTCAGTCACGCTGACAGGTTCATCTACTAAGGTACGATAGCCCAATGTTCGCAGTTTGACCATTGGATGAGCGGCTTCGCCCGCCACAACGTCTAATTGCTTGTAGAACTTTGCTCCGCCTATCTCCACGATTTCAGAACCATCAACGTAACCTGATATTTGGTAGTGATGCTTGACTTTGTCCCAGTTTGTGCACTCATTGGGCGGGAACGCCAGTATGATTCTCATGCCGTCAGGCATGCCTCCCATGGCTTTTCGGAAATCTATGACATTTGTCGGATCAGGCTCCACATGCCTGTGCAAACCTACAGAATCCTTGTAACCGAGTAATCTGCCTAGGGGCCCTCGCATGTTTGCCCTTGTGGAGTTAGTGCCTTCCACATTAGCCGTCACGTATATTATGCATCGGGGGGCTCTAGTTAACGCCACCCAGAGAATTTCTTTGCCAATTAGGTTGACAACAGTCATGCTTATATTAATAATGGACAGCTTGACCGTCAACCCTTGGGAAGATGACATTGTTTGCGAGTCCATGAGATTCATCATGTCATTTGCGGACACTGCTGCCTTGCTAGCTTCTAGAAGCGTGTGGTTGGCAAACCAATCCTTGAACATATCATCGGTGAATTTACTTTCCGGATACACTCGTCTCAGGTCTTGCCAGTCGGTAACCTGCGCATCTGTGAATCTAAGGCCACCTCCCACATGTTCATATTTGGTCGGTGTGCAAAACAAGGTGCCCAATGCAGATCCGAACCTCATGCTTCCCCATACGAAGAAATCACAATGTGGTCTCAACATCTCCAACGTAGATTTGTCCCCATTGAGAGGGCAGTCCCCTTCCGGCTCATGCCAACCTCCTTGGAAAATGTCACCACAGAATATTACGTTAGTGATTGCTGGCTTCAGCAAACACATAAGCTCTAAATATCCTGGTGGGTATTTGTTTTCATCCATCACGAGTAAAGAAGCCGAGGCGGTGGTAGCTAAGGCGAGCTCCAGTGTAAGACACATAGCTTTTGGACTCGGACGACCATTCTTCGTCTTTTCAGTCATGCCTATCTTAGTCGCCCAATCTTCCCTGAGTATCTTGTTGGCTATAGCTACTTGAAAGGCTCCTATGTGATGTAAGAATGGTTGTCGCAACTTGTCAGCTAAAGACTTAGACTTTGAGCTGCCAGGATCTCCGATGATAACTGCTATTTCGATTTGCCTAGCCTTCATCTTGTCGGATTTCAACATTGCCGTCAGGAATCTGTCCCAACCCTCCAGTTCGTCCCTATTTACTGGATTGTCCATCAGAGTGCCTACCGATCGAGTTCTCAGACATCTTAAGAACTTTTCAGCACGTGCTGGGGAGGGTGTGTAAGGCTTCCACCTCACCAGAGGCAGCTTGGACACTTCCCTAATAGCGTCAGCGCCAGCCTTTGATGATCTACTTTCGAAGGTGGGTCTGTACGACACGCGAATAGGCATTACCCTAGCTATATCGATATCCCAGTGGTTGTCGCGTAGATCAATGTGGTAGGGTTTCCCAACTCTCACGCCGGCTTCCCTGGCGGCTCTACGGTCTTCATGGACCACCATCAGCAAATTGAAGTGCACTGCCAAAACGTCGAGCGACTTGTACGTCAAGCCGACATCTATGTTAGCTTCATCAGCCAAAGGCATTATGGTGCACAAAGCCATCCAAACTGCGGCAGGTTCAATTGTTTTTCTGTGGAGAACAGTCAACAGTTTAGCCATGGCAACTGGTAAACAATCCTCATCTGGATACTCCCTCGAAGCGCTCCGAAGGGGCCATGCGGGAACTAAATTGACCCGTAGACCCGCTGAGTGGGCATATCTATCGTCCCACCAAGCCGAAGGGGTCGACGTCGTAACGTGCATCATGGTGGTGATTTCACCTTCCAATTTTGCGCTCAAGTTCTTCTGGTCAACCCCCACACGAGCAATTGGTTCATCAACCCCTTCTGGTATCACAGGCAACACTGACGGGTACTTCCACTGAGTCATCCCTGCTGGAACCTCAGGTTTCAGGTGTGATGTTAGAATACTTTCCAATCCATCTCTATACTGTTCAACGGGTATTGGCAGATCAGGCAGATCCTCAGGTCTGTCTGAAATGCTTTCAGACTCACTGCTGACTTCAGCAGTTAGCCTATCTACCCCGACTTTGGCATCTCTCCTTTCCCATTTCACATGTGGATCATTGCTCGAGATGCTTTCGCAGTCATCATGGTAGCATGGTGGGAACATATCGGCCACGCGCTTGATGGGGTCAGTTGGTCCCTTGCTGTCTAACCATCTTAGATTGGTAACACTATCCGTCTCGGATGACTCGTCGCCATCGTAGTAGTTTACCAGTCCGTCTGACTCAGAGCCCGAGCCCTTCTGTGGGTCCTTGAAGGTTCTCCGTAGTAAAAAGGTGTCTTTGCCTGGTACTTTCCGCTTCTTGACGATTGGTTTCTCCTTGACATAAGAAGATTGATAAATCTCGGCCCATTTTGCCTTCAGTTCGGCCGATCCTTTGGTGGCCAGATTAAACCTATTTATGGTTGGGAATATTCTCACTGGATCGATGACTTCATCTACCCTTATCCCATCTCGGAGTTCAATCTGCCACGGCGAAAGGTCATCAGCCATCACTTTCCGGAACACCAACTTGAACGAACTCCACCAGCTTTCTTTACAGTCATCGCTGATAACGAACTTCGTATCAAAGGCATATGAGTTGCTCGGCTTGGC